TAATCACTGAACAAACTATTGTTTCTCCGTTCAGAAGTTTGATGAGGCTCTGCATTCTTAATCCTAATGTTGTAAATCTTGTAATTAAACTCTTCTTCGTTGTACATTTTTACACGAACAGCAAAATGTTTCAGAGTGTAGTTATGCCAAGATTTGTATGATAAATCGTCTGCTATATCGTAGAGTGTAGCAGTTTCTTTATTGTCACCTTTTCTCAATCCCCTACCAATAGACTGTAGGTTTCGTATGCGAGACTTGGAAGGAGAAGCAAAGATAATATTATGCAAGTTTCGTATATTGATGCCCGTAGAGAAAGTTCCGTAAGAAGCGATGATAATCGCATTGGACTCTTTCTCTGTAATTTCTCTAACAAGTTCTCTTTCATCAGCACTTACCTTTCCATGTACAAAGAAGACTTTTCTGTCAGTCACACTACTATTTATTAAGTCATACAACACTTGTCCATGCTTCTCAACAAACTGATATAGAAGCAGTGTATTCCCATCCTGAGATAGAGCAAGGTTCTTAATGAAGTTGTTCCTCGCTTCACATGATATTAGAAAATTTATCTCCTCGACATAATTTGCTTTAGCCATCATTTTTCTTGTAGCGTCATCATATTTTAGAACCAAACCCTTGATTCGTAGACTTGCTACAGTGTCATTATCCATCAGTTCCTTAGTTGTGATAACCTTCATAACAGGGCCAAACAGTCCTTCCAGCACAAGACGATGTGTCTGTGTGCCGTCTAGTGTTCCAGTGAAACCAAAGCGATACTTACACTGCTCTAGTTTTGTCATAATGCTTGTGAGGGATTGTGCTTTGAAGAGGTGTGCTTCATCACCTATGATTACATCAAATTGTTCAAACCACTTCTTAGGCATCTTATAGATGGATTGCCATGTCGAAATAAAAATGTCTGCATCTGCATTTTTGTCTTGACCTGACATGATTAAGTGTGTAGAATGAATCTGTTGATTCTCAGAATACTCTAAGAAATCACTATTCATCTGATATACCAATGATGTAGTAGGTACAATGATTAGTTTCTTACCCTTTAGATAGTCACAAAGCATATAGATGATTAGAGATTTACCACTCGCCGTAGGCGAGAGTACAACTGCACGATTGGTGCGAATTGCGTGTACAAACGCTCCAATCTGATAGTCTCTAGGTGTAACAGGAAGATTAGCAAAGAACTGTTCTGCTTCAATTGTAGATATACTGTCTAGCGCATAAAGTTCATTTATACCCTCTAGCGCATAATCTCTTTCTTCACAGAACTGTTCTATGTGTTTGTAAAGACCAGCATAGATTTGTCGAGTGTTCACATTGAACAAACGAATCTTACCATCCCAATACTTATTGCGATACGCTGGCATGAACTTAGCGCCAGGCACCTCAAAGGTAAAGTAATCGCTTATTTCTTGAGCCGTTCCCTTATCGCATCCAAGTTTGATGTAGACTTCGTTGACTCTTTCGATTGTGATTGTTTCTCTGATTCCCATAACCAAGCGTGTTCAGTCCTAAACTTTGCTATTCTAAATTTGATAAGTTGTGTCTTATCTTCTATAGATAGATTAGCCTGTGATAAATCTGTTCCAGTCGATTGCATTTTTGATTTGAAATCCTCTGTTATTGATGCTCTTTAGGATTGATTCTAGATAGTCAACCTTTTCCTGTTGTAGAGCAATCTTATGACTTATTTCAATCAACATATCATCACTATCAATATACATATCGACTTCATTCTTCAATAGTTTTTTGTAAAACTGTTCACGACCAATCGCTTCTAGTTCGCTTTGGTCTAACTCACCAAGATAATATTCAAATAAAACTCTGCGCTTCTTTTTCAATTCAGTCTTTAACTGAATCAAGCGTAGTCGCTCTTCCATGAATATCTTTAGATATTTATTATGCACTGAAGGTATTTTGGTAGATTCTGTAGCAAGTTCAGTTTCATCAATCTTACTATCCTTATCCCACATTTCAGTAATTTCACTTGTCTTCATTATATACTTTCCATCCTTTATGAAGAATATAAAACCAAACACCGTTTATCATTGGTTCTATAATCGCATCAATTGCCGCTAACTGTAATGGCGCACCAGTAATTAGATTGTTGCATATCATAGCGATAATGATATGTCCTATTGTATAGATGACAGCAAGCATCAAACTGCTCCCACCTATTAGTCTTTTGAGGAGATTATAAATCCCCACCTTCAATTCTATCATAATGTTTTAGCAATATCCTTTATCTTATTTGTAGCATATCTCGTATAGAGACATGGAATAAATGCGTGTATCACAACTCTCCAGCAAATACCCCAAGTCATCCAAGCAAATCCCATTGCTCTCTTGAAATGTTGGACACGAGTTAAACCCTCATAATCCATATGCTCTTTGCATCTTTTACTGAACATTATAGCACCTTATGTGATAGTTGTCAACTCATATTTTCTATATGCGAATGTGACTTGACCTTGAAGGTATTCAATATCCGTTCCTGTGGTGCTAAACTCTAGTCCACTAAGAGAAATAGGATAAGCATCAATGAATTTGATGTCGATATTTGGTTTGTATTGTGCTGTAGTGATAATCATACTTGCATCAGAATATTGTCTGTTTGTTCCAGTGGAGTTCTGTTGCAGTGTTCTTTGGATATTTGCTCTCTGCTGAAAATTGTCTGGATATCCAAGTGCAGTCAACCAATCATAAATTTCACGAAAGTTTCTCATGTCTTCATCGACTTGAAATGTCAATTGCAATTGTCCAAATGTCAACTTGTCGCCTGGGATTGGTAGACGAATAAAGGTATTGTCTGTTTCCAACTGACCCATAGAGATATCAGGAATGTTAGCAGATGTGCAGAAATAGTTCACATGAGGCATCTTCTGAATTTGAAATCTAAATCCAGTCGGTGATAGGAAACTCATGTTATCTGGTTGTGTGCCTTGTAGAGCCATTGATATACTTCCTAGTTGTTCGTATATCTATTTATAAGCAAAAAAAAGAGGGAGCATTGCGCTCCCTCAGTTTTCGGTTGGTTGACCCAACTCTTCTTACATAAGGTTAGTAACCTTAACAAGACGGTAGTAGATGTTACCATCACCAGAACCGAGGCGGGCTGCAACACCGTTACCATCGTTAGTGGCGAATGGATTAGCAACAATACCGTAACGAGTTTTGAAGCCAATCTTCGGCTGGAAGGTGTTCTCACCAACTGCACGAACCATCTGTAGTGGAACATATGGGCAGTAGAAGAGACCAGCGTCAAATGCGCTAGAGCCTTTGTAGCCGAGGGTATAGTAGTTATTCGTGGCATCTGAGAAGTATGGGTCGATGTAGACACGAATACGACCGTTAAGGACACCAGCAAAGGTGTTACCTGAGTCGTCAACCTGTAGGTTGTTGTTCAATGCTGGAGTATAGTCAAGGACACCAGCCATCTGCATCGCAGAAGCGACATCAGAAGAACAAATCATGACATTACCCTTACCTCTACGAGTTGCTTTCGCAAGTTCGTTAGCGTCACGCTCAATTTGGAACATAAGGCCTTTGAACTTCTCAACAGACCAGCGGCCGTTTGAGTCAGTGTCAAGGTCAAAAGTACCAGAGGTGGTAGTATTGACAGTTGCGCCAGGAACGGCTGAGTAGTTGATTGTGCGAACAACTTCTCTGTTGATTTCAGCAAGGATTTCAGCAGATAGGATGTTTGACAATTCAGTTTCAGCGTCAAGACCGTGGATTGCTTTAAGGTCTTGAGCAAGTTCCATTGTGTATTCTGCTTTCAACGCACGGCTAACAGCAGTAACGGCAACCTTCTCAATTGAGAAAGCCATTTCGTTAAACTTGTTAGTGCTTGAGTCACCAAGTGCTTCAGCAAGTGCAGTTGACATACCAGTGTGGACTGTGTAACCAGAACCAGAGGCACGGTCAGCAGGGTCAGTACCGGCTTGGGTCGTACCCAAAGCACCGTTAGCGACACCAAACTGGTGAGCAGTGTTACCAGAGGCGAGAGCAGAGAATGAAGTATTTGCTTCATTGAACATTGCTTCTGTGCCAGTCTGGCTTGAGTAGCGTGAACGCATCGCAAAGATAAGACCAGTTGGACCAGTCATTGG